AACACCAGCAGGAACTCTAATAGGTAAAGTTTCTCTATAAACACCGTTCTTAATATAAACAACATCACCAATTGAAGCAGAAACAACTGTAATTGTAATTGAACTTGCACCTGCTAATTGTGAACCACTATCTGAAAATGTAATAACATCACCAGCTACATGGCCTGAACCACCATTTGTAATTGTAACTGTCGGTGTAGATGAACCGTCTAAAACTACTCTTGCCTGTACACCTGTTCCTGAACCATCTGTACTTGTTTGTGTAATATCGTAAGTGCCTGGAGTACCGCCTGTACCACCTGTAATTGTATCAAAGTCAACAACATCACCTGACGAAGCCTGACTTAATGCGTAATAAACTGTTTTAAAAGGTAAAAATTGTGTTCCTGGATTACTGTTTGAACCAGAGTTTGCAACATAGTAAACATTTCGGCCTTCAGCGTTTGACCAAATAGGGTCTGTACCATCTGTTGTTAAAACTGAACCAGAAACACCAATAGGTAATCTTGTAGTTTGAGAGGCGTCTTGTACAATTATATCACCTCTTGTATTTAAAACTGCACCACTATCACCTTGTGCCATTAATTGCCAAACTGTTCCGTCTGTACCTGGAGTAACATTGACTTGTCTGTCTTTCAACATTACATAAGTTGAAGAAACATATCTTACAACATCACCGATATTATATGTTGTAGCAGCGTCATAACCGCCAGATTGAAAATCAAATCCAGCAACAACTAAATCAAAATAAGATGAATTTGTTGTACCATCAGTATTTGCAGGATATTCATTTGAATGATTTACAGTAGTAACATATGTATTACCACCGTATCGTACAACATCACCGGTGTTATATGCTATACCGTAGCTGTGTATTCCTCTATTATTATATCCTGTAGTAACCACATCCCAATATGAATTGTCTGTAGGAGTATTACCTGAACTTGGTGTTGAATTAACATAAACATATGTGTAACCACCATATGATACAACATCACCATCTTGGTAAGTTGTACTTGCATTATAAGTGTCTTCCCATTGTAGACCTTCAGAAAATACTTGCCAGTTTGAACCAATCGCAAAGTCTGAAGCTGATGTATGTTGTAATATACATCTATATTGATATGCACCGTATTTTACTAAATCATTTAATTTGTAGAATGTTGAACCAGCCCAATCGCCTTTGAAGAAAAGTCCTTCAGTATGTAATTGCCAGTATGAATTTGAATTTAAATCTGTATAAAAGTCTGCCGTTGCAGCTGCTGATGTGTGATTTGTAACACAAACATAAGTGTTACCACCATACTTTACAATATCGTCAATAAGGTAGGCAGTCGAGGTACCCCAATCGCCACGCCATTTAAATTTTAATCTTCCTAGTACGAAATCTGCCATTTTTTTACCTTGTTAATTCCATATATTTATACTACACCGACCAAGTAGTTGAGTTAACAATTGAACTTCCATTATAACTTGCAAAATCACCGTCTGTCACATCATCTGGAAAGTTTACCTCATCTACAGGCATTTTCTTGTTTTCCACTCTAATTAACTTACCGTCGCTGTTTAATTTATAGTAATTTCTACCATTTTCAAATTTATATTGTTGGTAGGTATCACTTGTTTCGTTCTTATATTCTTTCTTAATATGTCTTACAAATATCTCAGCATTGTTATGAGGAGCCCTTGTAAAAGTCAATGTTGTTCCTGATACAGAATAGTCTGTAGTTGCTGTTTGTCTATTTCTATCTACAAATACAGCCAGTCTATCTGCACCGTCACTAGGATAACTTTCACCTAGTGTAAAAGTTGTATCAGAACCATCACCTGTAAAAGTATCATCTGTACCAGAAATATACTCTTCTACAACTGTAACATAATCAGCGTCACTAGATAATTCAGTAGAACCACCATCATTACTAAAAGTACCTACATTTTTATCTCTTAATGTGTAATACAATTTACCGTCTTGTGTTCTTCTAAGACCATGAAAGGTCTCGCTGAACATATTGTTACCACGGTTACCTGTGTTTACGACATGATTATTAATTGCCATTAACTAATCTCCAATATACTTGCAAACGCCTCAACATCTACAGACGAACTGTCTGGATTAGGGTCTGCATAAACTCTTAAAATATCGTTTGCTTCTAAGTTTATAGGTTTATCTAAAACTAAAGTGTTGTTTACATCTACCTCTAAACTTCTACCTACATGAAAAAATGTAGAGCCGCCATCTGTCGTAACTTTTACATTTACATTTGCAATATTAGTAGCACTTTTATTTGAAATATATAATGCGTGAACTACAGCGGATACAGAACCTCCGGCTGTGTACATGTTTCCTGTTGCGTCATCTAAAACACCAACATCTAATCCAAAATTTTTAAATGTACTTGCCACTTATTATCCTCCAAATACTATAGCATACGCTAATGCGTCACCATCCATTGCAACAACACCTGATTGGTTAGGTAATGTAATTGTTCTATCAGCAGTTGGTTCTGCAACCGTTAAAGTTGTTTCAAATGCGTTTTCTAAAAATCCTTCAAAAACTAAATTTGAACCGTTTAATACAATATCATCTGTTGTAACTGCACCATTTGTTGTAACATTTTGTAAAGTAACTGAACCTGCGCCACCAACTTCTTTTACAGTACCGCCGGAAGTTTTTGTATAAAACTTACCGTCAGTAACATTCATTGCTAATTCACCAGCTTCTAAAGAACCTGCTGATGGTATAGCTAATGCTGTTTCACTTCTTTTTAGTTTTACAACTGTTGCCATTATTTACTATGTTTTCTAATCTGTTTAATAAGTTTATCTTTAGTAAGTCTTTTATCTAACTCAATACCAATTTTTCTACCTAGTTTTTCTAACTCAGCTTTTGTTTGAGTTTTTAAATGTTTTAAATCTGTATTGATTTCGTCTTTTAATACCAGGGGTTTCATATAAGGTTTTACAATCCAACCCTTAATTCTTTTCCATAAATTCATTAGAATGAACCTCCGTCAATAGTCGTAACAGTTACATCACCTGAAGTAACTGTGAAATTACCTGAATTAAATGAAGCCACACCAATGTTTGATGTACTTGCTAATTCACCTGCAATTGTTAAAGTGCCACCTGAAGCAGTTGTGTTAATACCTTCACCTGCTAAAAATTCCATTGCATTACCAATTTGAACTGCACCTTGTGTAGAGCCTTCGTCTGTAAACACAAAGTTTTCAATCTTAGCACCGTCAATACTACCTGCCAACATGGCATTTGTAATACCTAATGCTTTAACTCTTAATGCGTCTGAGTTAACTTCAATAGAACTATCATCAACTTCTACATCAAGTTGGTTACCAGTTTTACTTAAAGCTGCACCAGCAGTAATTTGTCCTGCACCTGAGAATTGTGCAACATCTAAACTTGTTGTACCAAAAGTAGGAGCGCCTGTGTGAGTAAACACATAACCGTTATCTCCGTTAGCAGTACCTTCTTCAACAAATACGAAAGAACCACCTGTTAATTCGGCAGGTTGGTCTTCAGGAGTTGCTCTTGTTAATACAAAGGCAGTTGAACCATCACCAACTGTTGATACTCTGTAAATACCATTTTCAGCCGCTGTTGATTGGTCTTTAACTAAAACTCTGTCATTTAAACTTAGTGATACACCGTCAATTGAAATTGCACCATTTGAACCTGCTGTTAATGTTGCACCTACACCAGCAGTCCCGTTTGAATATGTCGCTGATAAGTCGGCAGTTGTAGCAACTCTTGTTGATGGTTTAGTATCTAAACCTTGTGCAACTTGGTCAACATAAGCTTTGTTTGCTAATGAGTTAGTTGTAAATCCTGCTCTGTCTTCGTAACCACTTGGTACTGTAACTGTTCCTGTTCCGTGAGGAGACATAACAATGTCAGTATTACCAGCAGATGTTGATAAAGTAGCGCCATTGATAGTAATACTATCAACAACTAAAGAAGTTAAGCCTGCAATATCAGTTGTAGTTGCACCTAGTGTTAATGTAGATGAACCTAAAGTAATTGTAGGATTCGCTAAGTTAGCATTTGAGATAGCTGCACTACCTGATAAGTTTGAATTTGTTAATGCTGTAGCAGCGATTGTTACTTCGTTGTCTGTAACAGTCGTTGACATACCGCCTGTACCTGAAAATGTAAGTGTTTCAGCAGTATTGTATGTGTCTGTTCCTGTATCACCAGCTAAATCAATAAACTGATTAACAGTTGCGAAATCTAAATTACCTGAACCATCTGTTTTTAAGAATTGGCCGGCAGTACCGTCACCGTCTGGTAAAGTAAATGTTGTTGTAGTAGTAACGGAATTAGGAGCTTTTAAACCAATAAAGTTTGTACCGTTATTTGTACCTTCGTTTAATTTTACTGTACCACCTACTGTAGCAGAATTACCTACAATCACTTGGTCGATTGCTAAGTTTGCGTCTGCTGTAAGCGCTGAACTTCCTGTTAATGTACCAGCGACATGGTCTAACATGTCAGTAAAATACTGACCGCCAATTACTGTTACATTATTTGCGTCACCGTTTCCGTCAACGCCTCCCTCACCAATGAATAGTCTATCACCACTATTGGCTTGTGTACCTGTTCCATAAGTATAAGCAATTTCACCAAGTTTCAGCGTGCTTGGGGCTGTAGCTGCTGAACTTCTTTTTATCTGAATTACTGTTGCCATCTAAAACTCCTAAAATGCTCCTGCGTTTATAGTCAAGGTACCAGTTGTTGTTACAATCTCATTTGTAGTAACAAACTTGGCGTCACTTGACCTATACTGTAAAATAGCTCCATCTGCAAGAGTTGTTGTATCAACATCTCCTAACAATTTTAATTGAAGAGAACTATTTTGTGCCGCCTGAGCAGATGGCAAAGCTACAGAAACTTGTTGTGGTCCTTGTGATGTATTTACATTAATCTTAGCTGTAATATCAGGCATTATTTCTCTCCTTGTGTATATTTATAACAAAAAAGAGTTGAATTAAGTAGTTACTTGTGGTCGTACCGAAATAATACCTTCGATTACTCTTGTGACATTGCCACTTGATGTTTGAGTAATCTCCAAATCATACACATACCTCTCGGCGTCTAAAGCTGCCGTTTGTGTTGAGGTTAGTGATAAAGTTACTACTCCTGTGGTTGCGTCAGCAGCCACCGTAGCAGTAAAATCTGTTCGTGTTCTAGTAGAGGCATAGCCTTTGGCTAATTTAGCGGCCGCTGTATAACCTGTCAAGTTGAAAGGATTATCGTTTGCGTCTTTTACTGTGACATCAGAGGTAAATGTTGCCCCTTGGTCTATTGATAAGTTAGCTATAGCTGCCATGTTTTACTTCTCTTCTGGTACTTCTTTTTTTACTAATTCTGCAATTTTTGTG